TTAGGTACTTCAAAGCCTAAAATATTTACCATAGATTTTAATTTTTAACAAATATAATACTTTTTACAATATAGGCATGGATAGACCAGTCTATAAGATAACAATTGAGGATGAGTATGCCGATGGTGAGAACCTAGGTATCGAAATGATTGCATTTACTTCTAAGCCAGCAATAAAGGTTAAAGGTATGGCATTCAATTCTCATGTAGCAATGGCATTCAAAGATAATGTAAAGATGAGGATAGTGGCACCAGCTATGATTCCTATGAAAATTTACAGAATGGATGAGGATACTGAGGAAGAGTATGATGTACAATTCTCAGCTGAGGTTATTGACCAGATACATGCTAAGTTTATGCTTAACTTACAGAACAAAGACATCTTTAACTTAGAGCATGACACTACTAAGAAAGTCCCAGCTTACATCTTAGAGGCTTGGATAGTAGACAACCCTACAACTGACAAAGCATTCACTACTTATGGCATTGAAGTACCTAAGGGAACATTGATGCTAACAAGTCAAGTGACTGACAGAGCATACTATGATGAGCTTGTTGAGTCAGGTCAAGTAGGCTATTCAATTGAGGGCTTTCTAGGTATGAAATTATCGGAACAATTAAAATTAAATACTATGAAATTACCTGATGGAGAGCATCTAATCGGTGACAAAATCTATGTCATAGCTGACGGAGAAGTTGTTGAGATTAAAGATGTACCTACAGAGATGGAGGCTGAGTTATCAGTTGATCCAGCTGTGGAAGAAGAAGTGGCTGATGCTGAGGCACAAGCTACAGAAGAAGCTGAAACAGAAGAAGTAGCTATGGCTATTGACCCAGCTGTAGATGCTGAAGCTATTATTGCAATTGTGAGACCTTTATTAGAGGAGCACATGAATTCAGTTATTGCTATGATTGCTGGATTGAAGAATCAAATTGAGGAATCAATTGCAATTGAGACTGAAGAAGAAGTAGCACCAATGGCGTTGAGCTCGCATGAAAAGTTCAAAGAATTTGTAAAATTTTCAAAATCAAAATAAAATGAATCGTAACTTAAAATTCAATTTGGATGTAGACGCAAATGCGTTATTAGCAGCCAACCCTGAGGAATTCTACTCTAAGGCATATTTGTCTAGCCCTGACATTCCCAACAACTTTAGAACTTTACCAGGTGTAAAATCTAAGACTAAATTAGCTAATGTAGTTTTTGGTCAAGTATTACAAACATACAACTGTGGATTTTCTCCAAGTACAGATGTTCTAGATGCAATTGACATTGACGTATGTTCTTTGTCAGCAATGGCTGAGCTTTGTCAATTTGACTTAGAGCAATCATTCTTAGCATTGCAAATGACTAAAGGATCAAACGGTGACTTCACTGTACCTTCTTTTATGTCTTACTACTGGAATGAAATGGCTATGGTAATTGGTCAAGATATTGAATTATTAAGATGGCAAGGTAATGATGCATCTGAGGATCCATTATTGTCATTGTGTACTGGCTACTTATTTCCAATGTTCTATGATGCGGCTATCACTGGTTTGTATGATGCTGTTGTTACTACTGGCAATGTGTTAGCGGTTTTGGAATCTGTATTGAATGCGGCTCCTTCTTCTATTGTACGTAGAAAAGCTGACTTAAGATTTTATGTGTCTACAAATGTAGCTAATGCTTATGAGCTTGCAGCTGCACAAGGTAACACTCAGACTTATGTTACTCTACCATTAGGATTGACATTCTTAGGAATCAATGTAGTAGCTTGTGAAGGTATGCCTGACAACACTATTTTGTTGACTTTGAAAAACAACCTTATCTATGCATTTGATGCTGAAGGTGACTCTAAGGCTTTAAAAGCTATCAACTTGTCTGACTCAGTTGCTGAGCCAGTATTGAGAACTCGTGCTAACATGAAGATTGGTTTTCACTACACTAACCCTTCTGAGATAGTGTTGTATAATGCATTCTACATCTAAGACATAATGGGAGGTAGCAATGCCTCCCTATTTTTTCACTTTAAAAATATAAGAAAATATGTGTGATGCACTTCAGACCATCCTTAAGAGTTGTGATAACAACACTGGTGGTATTTACAAATTTTACGTCAACCTACAAGATAATGTAGACATGACTACATTGTCAGTTGACCCAGCTGATGACTACTTAATTGATGCCTTAGACTTAGTAGTAGCGGCTGATCCATTCATTGAATTTGAATTCAGACGCAATACTTCAGGCTACACAGAAGAGTCAAATATTGACTTAATCAATGGCTCTTCTTTTGTGACTCAGACAATCAACTTAATGTTTCACAGACGTGAATCTCTTAAGTCTAGTGCTATTAAAGTATTAGGTTCTGGTCAGCAGTACTTGAGTGGTATTGTTCAAGATGCTAATGGCTTGTACTGGTTCTTCCCTTACTTGCAGTTAACTGCTACTGGTGAAGGCTCAGGAACAGCTAGAGCTGATGGTAGTAAATATTCTATTACTTTGCTTGCAGAGAATGAATTTTTAGCTTACCAAATAGCTGATGCAGTTATCCCAGGATTGTTGTAATCTATTCTTTCTTCCATAGATAAAGAGGCCTTGCAGAAATGTAAGGCTTTTTTTTAATTAAAATTTTCTATAAGTACAATATAGGTATGATATATCTTGAGAAAGACTCAACTAATAGCTTTGTGCTGACCTTAACTGAGGTCACAACACTATCAAATGCTTACTATTTATTTGAGTTCGAGGATGAATTTAACACAACATCTGACCCAATCTATTGGCAAGGTGCTGATACTTCATTGTGGCCTTCAAGATTTAACCTATTCACTATTGAAGACCCTGCAGATATTGACTTTATAAAAGGTCAGTACAGATACAAGGTTTATGAAAGCTCATCTCCTACATTAGATCCTACTGGATTGACAATGATTGAAGAGGGAAGGCTTGTAGTGGCTGGTGCAATTATTAACTCAATTTATGACTAATGGCTTGGTATAACAGATTCATAGGCACTAAGCCTCAGACAACAACAGAAGTAGTAGAAGGTTATCAATCATTCTCAACACCATTTGGTAGAGTAGGTGATGCTAACTTATCACTCCCTTATGTTAATGGTAGATATCAGATAGCTGGCTACATTCCATTTGGTCAGGATAACATGTTCCCTGAGCTACTTAATCAACTCTACTACACATCACCTTTACATGGTGCAATTGTGGACTTTAAGACCAACTCAGTAGTAGGTGGTGGATACGTTCTTAAGAGTGAAGGAATGACCAATGAGGACAAGCTCAAGCTCTACACATTTGAAAAGAAAATTAAACTTGGCAAAGTAGAGAGAGCAATAGCTCAGCAGTTGACTGTACACCATAGAGTTTACTTCAAGCTGTGCTACAATGCTAAGAGAGAGCTGTACAAGATTTACAATGTGTCACCTGAGAAGGTAAGAATTGCTAGAGACAAAGTTACTTACTTCTTATGTGATGACTGGTCAGCTAGAATAGACGTAACATCTATAAAAAAATACCATCCGACAAATAGTGACCTTGAGCAGTTGTATGTTTACGAAATTATGACACTAGGTCAGGAGTGGTATCCATTGCCTCAGTACACTAGTGCTCTTAATTTTGCATTCCTATCAGGTGAGCTTAGCTACTTCGCAAAATCTAACATTCAAAATAGTGTGTTTCCTTCTTTTGCTATGATGTTTCCTAAGAGACCACAGTCAGAGGAGGAGAAATCAATGATTAAGCACACTATTGATAGACTTAAAGGTGCGGCTAATGCTGGGAAAGCAGTTGCATTCTTTGCTAACTCAGCAGACCAACTACCTAAAATAGAATCACTACCTACAAATAGCAATGATAAGCTGTTTCACGAGGCATCAGCTTTGAATACTGAACAGATTTGTTTTGCTCATACAATTGATCCTATTCTTATGGGTGTCAGAACTACTGGCTCACTAGGTGGAGGAGCTGACATCAAGCAAGCATACGTCATCTTTGAGAAAAATGTTGTTATGCCATTAAGAGCACAAGTTGAGGAGATAATTAATGAGCTATTAGAGATTGCTAAGATACCAGGTGAATACACTATTAACAACTTCCAAATAATCAATGAGACAATTGTAGAGATTGAAGGTGATGCCAGTAAAACAGCTGATGCTATCAACTCTTTGAGTCCATTGGTAGCGACAAAAGTACTCAATGCTATGACTCCTAATGAAGTGAGATCACTTGCATCTTTACCACCAATTGAAGGTGGTGATGTTATACCAATTGAAACACCAGCACTATGATCTACTTTATCACAGAAACCTACTTAAAGGTCAACACCCCTATCACAGCGAATGTAGATGTGACAGATGTTACTCCATACATAGCTACTCAGGCACAATTGAGAGTAATGCCTATCTTAGGTACAACTTACTACAATTACTTGCTTGCTGCTTATAATGATCAGACACTTACCAATGATGAGGAGACACTTGTTACCTTCATTCAGCCAGTGATAGCTTGGCGATCAGCAGAGGATGCTATTTTTGGATTGACTTATCAGCTAAAAAATAAAGGATTGCAGACTCAGTTCGGTGACTTCTCAGCATCTGTGAGTAGAAGTGAGGTAGCATTCGGAATGGAGCACTATGCACAAAAGGCTTCATTTTATGAGCAGAGATTAATTAGATACTTGATAGCTAACAAAGACCTTTATCCTGGCTTCACAGATGCCACTAACAGAGACACTGACCTTCGACCAATGATAGACCAGTGCTCTTGCAATTGTGTTGGTCAATGCCATAGTGGATGTCCTTGTGGAGGGATGAGAGAGAATGGTTATAACAATTCAATACTTATTTTGTGATGGGATTCAACGAGACAGCATTTACAATTATTACAGTACTACTATCAGCTATAGGATACTTCGTTAAGAATGTACATAGTGAGATAAAATCTGTAGTTAATGAGCAAAAAAAGATTATTGGTGATGTTGGTGCTCTAAGAGGCAAGATTGACCTTGTAGATAACGAGGCAAGATTCCGAAGTGACTCAATTGAGAAAATGACACAGCTTGAGATCAAGCATTTAGCTGAGCACATCAGTGAGTTGACACAATCAGTGAAGAAATTAATAGAAATACAGTTAATAAAATGACACTAAGAGACAGATGGTGTGCCAAGACTCCTAATTTTTGGCTTAGAGTTCGCAACTTATCAATCACTATTGGTACTATTGGAGCTGTCTTATTGACTTCACCATTTGACCTTCCTAAAATAGTAGTAGATATGGCTGGCTATTTAGTAACAGCTGGCACAATTGGAGCTACTTTATCACAGTTAACAGTACAGAAATGATGTTCAATGTTATTATGGGAGCTGTATGTGGTATGGTGTTAGGAATCATTGTAATCTATTATTATGAAATATAGTTGGCTAGAAGAAGAGAAATCTCCAAGAATATTAGTGCAAGCTATCAGTTTGATGGGCACTAGAGAAATTATAGGTAAAAATCACAATCCAATCATTTTAGGATGGGCTATTGAGCTTGGGATTAAGGCATACACTAATGATGAAATCCCCTGGTGTGGTTTATTCATAGCTTACTGTGCTCACAAGGCTGGTGTTGAGGTAGTAGATGCTCCATTGTGGGCTTTGAACTGGGCTAAGTATGGCACACAAGTTAATCAACCAATGCTAGGTGATGTGTTAACATTCAAGCGAGATGGTGGTGGTCATGTTGGAATCTATGTAGGTGAAGACAAAACTCACTATCACATTATTGGTGGTAATCAAGGCAATGAAGTTAGCATCATGAGGATTGCTAAGGTAAGACTGCATGAAGCTAGGAGAACAGCTTGGAAAATAGCACAACCAGCTAATGTAAGAGTAATAAAATTAGAGAGTCAAGGTAGAATTAGTCAAAACGAAGCATAATGAAAGAGCCAAAAAAGAAAAAAGACATCAATATCAACATTGATACTAAGAATGTAGATATTAAAGTGACACGAAAAGATGGTGTCACAGACGTTAAAGTTGACACAGATAAAGTAGACGTAGACTTTCATAAAGAAAGTGACTCTAAGAGCCTTAAAATAGACACAAACAAGGTAGACGTACAAGTTACCAATGGTGATGTGAATGTAGATGTTAATGAGCAGTCTGGATTGATAGGAAAGTTAATAAAATTAATTCTCAGAAGAAAAAAATAGTTATATTTGTACCGCATGTATATTGTTTGGTTACAATAACACCTAAGAGGGATGATCTAGTGATAGTTTATCCCTTTTTTTATCTTATCAAATGTTAAAATATGTTAATTAATTTTCATAAGTGAAAAGAGTTACTAACTTTGTTTCATAATTATTAACCAAAACAATAAATCATGGAAGGAAAAATCTTTTACTTATTAGTGCTTTACAGCATAGTAGCAACAATCAAAATTTTAACCCTTAAATCAAAGTAACATGCAAAATTTAATTAATTACATCATTCAAGAAGAGAAACACACCTGGGACATGTACCTATTTGCACTTAAACAATTTGGTGCTGAGTCTGAGCCAGCAACAAGATGGAAGTCAATTTGGAATACTTACAACATGATGATTAAAGAATTCAACTTGACTGCTCCTAAAAAAAGAAACCTGAGCACATTCAAGCATAAAAAGTATACAACTGTTAAAACTTGTGAGCTATGATTTGCCCTGACTGCAATGGAGAGGGTACTGTAGAGGTACACTACTGCACATTTGGAAATGAAATTCACTACACAGAAGAGGAGTGTGGATGTAACAACGGACAAATTGAAAAAGATGAACTTAGCTGATATTGAATCCTACTGGACTAAAAGAGGTCACTTTAACATCTTACTATACATTAACTACCTAAGAGCTAAAAATGAAAACATACAGAGTCACAATGAAAGACAAGTCCTTCAAGATAGTGAAGGCATACGACAGGCATCATGCATTCTTGATGGTGGACAAGTGGATATGTTTAATCTTAAAAATTGAGGAGCTATGACACCAAAAGAGAAAGCACAAGAGTTAGTGTTAAAATATTTAAAAGTAAAAACGCACCAAATGTTTAATGGATGGTGGCACAAAATGACAGCTAAAGAATGTGCATTAATAGCAGTTGATGAAGTTATGTGTGAGGTAACAGATGAAGATGATTTTAGCTGGTGGAATAAAGTTAAACAAGAAATAGAGCTATTATGAAATCAACACATAGAGTATGGTTAGAGGACTCAGTAGAAGAGTTAGGTGGATTTTGGTGGTATTGCTACCTAGACCATAATGAATGTTTACAAGATGAGAAGTATCCTGATGACCTACCAGAGACACCACAATGGTATATTAACAATGGTTATAAAGTAGAGGAGTTATGACACAGAATGAAATAATAAGACAAAGATTCCCTCATGAAAAGACTCAAGGTATTGCAGATGACTTAGGATTGACTTATTCTCAAGTTGCTAATAGAGCATTCTCAATGGGACTTAAAAAGACCTTAGAGTTCAAAAGGTCAGAGTCATCTGGTAGACACAATCTCATTGAAGGTGGTAAAAGATTTAGATATAAAAAAGGCAACGTACCATTTAACAAAGGTAAAGAAATGCCATCAGAAGTCTATGAGAAAGTCAAAGCTACAATGTTTAAAAAAGGTAATAGACCACACAACTGGAAGCCTGATGGAACAATTGTAGCTAGAAAAGATGCTGATAAAAGTGGTAGAGTATACCTGTACTACAAGGTAAGAGATAGCAAGTGGATTCTTTACCACAACAAAGTATGGATTGACCACAATGGATTAATACCTAAAAAGTCTATAGTCAGATTCATTGATGGTAACACCAGGAACTGTGACATCAGCAACTTAGAAATGGTATCAATGAAGGAAAACATGGCAAGGAATACCATCCAAAGATTCCCCGAAGAAATACAACAGATCATTAAATTAACAACTAAATTAAATAAAACAATAAATGGCAAGAAACAAAATTAGTGATCTACGTGACCACATGTTTGCAGCACTAGAAAGACTTAATGATGAGTCTTTAACAAATGAACAGATTAAAGAAGAGGTAGATAAAGCAAAAGCTATCAGCTCAATTGGATCTGTTATTATTAACTCAGCTAAGCTAGAAGTAGACTTTATCAAGGCTACTGGAAGGATGGACTCAGACTCTGAGATATTTAAAAATATTGACCAAAAGAAAATATCATGAAACAAACAGCAGTAGAATGGTTGATTGAGCAGATTTTTAATGATGTTGACTTGAAAGATTCAATCTTAAAATTGGCAATTAACCAAGCAAAAGAAATGGAGAAGGAGCAGATACTTAGAGCTCATAGTAATGGATGGAATAATGGAATACAAGGGAATTTTATTACGACACAAGAATACTACAACGAAACTTTTAAATCAGAATAAGATGAATAAAAAAGAAAGAGAAAAGGAAATATTATCATATCAAAGAGCTTGGTTTTGGGGAGGAAATAAAGAACAATATGATTTAATGGAAAAATTATTAAAAAGGATTTATTATCTTGAAGATATAGTAAAAGAATTTAACAATTTAAACCTTTAAATCAGAATAAAATGCTAAAAAAAATTAAATACATGATTGAGCTCCATAACCTATGTGATAAAGGTAGACAAAGAGAGCTGGTGTACAAACGTAATTACATCTACTCTGAGCTGTATAAGTTAAACATTAATCTTACTCAGATAGGTAGAATGCTGGATAAAGACCATGTCACTGTAATCCATGGAATAAAAGTAGACAAGCAATTTCAAAACTTTGACAAGATTTATAATGACATAATTGCACCTATTAAAGAGTATCTCTATCCACCAAATGAAATACATAAGTACTCTATCTTTGAGGATGTTATCAAGTGTAACAACACTACAGATTTAAAGATAATTAAGGAGAGAATAACTAACAATCAGTACTTAGAGCGTGACAACTGACAAGCTTTCTTATAGGGGGTAGCTAGCTTTTTTAAAAAAACAAGGGGGACACCCCCAAAAAAAGTTGTCTAGTTGTCACGCTTTTGCTGTAACTCAATAGCAGTATAACTTATAGGCGTGACAACTACTTTTGAAGTTGTCCCATAGTTGCCACGTTTGTCACGCATTTGGATAATTGAAAATTATTATTACATTTGCAAAGGGGTTGTCGGAGGCATCCACATAAAAAGTTTTCTTGCTACTTTTCCCCTTCTTTTTTTTTAGCAAGAATAAAAACAAGAGTTATGAAAAAAATATCTGTATTCAAGTCACTATTTAAGTCAAAAGAGACTCCATTCAATCTTAACCCAGCTGAGGTAGTTGCGAGAATAAGGTTAGGAACTGAGGAGCTTAGAGAAAAAATCAATCTAATTAGGTCAGTAGACAAGAAAGACCCAAGATATTCAGCATCTAAAAAAGAACTCAATGCAATTATGTTCAATGGTACTTTCTCAGAGAGAACTGCCAAAGGATTGATTGAGCACTCAGGGCTTTGTGTCTTAGACTTTGATGGTTATCCATCTACTGAGATAATGCAATCTGAAAGAGAAAGATTGATTAATGACCCTTATGTTATAATAGTTTTCACTTCACCTGGTGGCAATGGACTAAAAGCTGTGATAAGAATACCTGAGTCAACAGCTGTAGAACATAAGAGACGGTTTTTAGCCTATGCTGAATACTTTAAATCAGAATATTTTGACTCAAAGAATCAAGATGTCAGTAGAGTATGCTTTGAATCTTATGACCCTGAGGTGTATTTTAATGAGTTTTGTTTAGTATTTGAAGGAATTACACAAGATAAAGGATTTGAATACATTGAGAAGCCACCACTGTGCATCCTTCAAGATGAGAATAAGAAGCTAGAACTAATTGAAAAGTTTAAATTTAAAACTTCCTTTTCAGATGGCTCAAGAAATCATTTTATTTTTGAACTAGCTTGTTGTTTGTCAGATTATGGAATTAATCAAGATGTAGCTGAGCAATATCTTTATAACAAGTACACAACAAATGAAGACTTTACTCACTCTGAAATGATATCAGCTATCAAGTCAGCATACAAAAAGAGCAACTTTAACAGCAAATATTTTGAGGATAAATTAACCATTGACAGAATCAAGCTAAAAGTTAAGAATGGTGTAGATGATGAGCAAATAAAGAAGGATCACAACATAACTACAGATATTTTAATTGATATAAAAGAGGATAGTGGTAGTGATGATATTTTTTGGACTGTATCTAAAAAAGAGATAGTAACAATCGAGCCTTTAAAATACAGTAATTTCTTAGTGAAAAATGGATTTAATAAGTTTTATCCTGAGAATGCTGAGAAACCTACATTTGTCAGAGTCATTGAGAATAAAGTTAGGTTATCATCTATAGATCAAATCAAAGACTTTGTGCTTACATACCTAATTAAGAAAGGGCAAATTAATATTTGGAATCATTGCTCTAGGTCACCTTATTTATTCTCTGAGAATCACCTAAACATGATTGACTCAGTTAGTCTCAAAATGTTGCAAGATGGTCATGACTATAGCTATCTACCTTATTTGAATGGTGTTGTTAAAGTAACAAAGGATGAGACTAAGATATTAAGCTACATTGATGTTGAAGGCTACATTTGGGAGAATCAAATTATCAATAGAGAATTTCACCTGGTGAATGACTTTAATAATGACTTTTATGACCTAGTGCAAAAGGTATCTAATAATGAGCAAAAGAGAATATCAGCACTACAATCAACTTTAGGTTATTTAATTCATGGCTATAAGGATAGGACAAATCAAAAAGCAATTATTTTTAATGATCAAGAAATTGATGAGAATCCTAATGGTGGTAGTGGCAAGTCTTTAATGTTGACAGCTTTGAATCACATAAGAAAGACAGTCAAAATAGATGGTAAGCTCTACAATCCTACTAAGTCAGATTTTTTATATCAAAGAGTCAACTTAGATACTCAGATTCTAGCATTTGATGATGTAGTGAAGAACTTTAATTTTGAGCAATTATTCATGATAGTGTCTGAAGGAATTACTGTTAATCGCAAAAATAAAGATGAGGTGTTTATTCCATTTGAGAGGTCACCTAAAATAGTGATCACAACTAACTATGTTATTCAGGGAGCTGGAGGTAGTCATGATCGTAGAAGACATGAAATTGAGTTTTTTCAATACTTTAACTCTACTAACTCACCTCTTAAGCATTACGGTAAGCTATTATTTGACCAATGGAGCACAGATGACTGGCTAAGATTTGATAATTACATGATTAAAAACCTACAACTCTACTTAAGAGAGGGACTTACTAAGTCAATAGGAATCAATGCCGATGCAAAAAGATTTATTCAAGCTACTAGCAAAGACTTCTATGACTTCATTAGTGAGAATGTACTTGTCAAAGATGTAATGTACTATAACAGCGAATTATTAAGTTCATTTGAGGTAGACTACAACTATAAAGACATGACTCCACAGCGTTTCTCAACATGGTTATTTCAGTATGCTAAGCACAAAGGTTATAAGATAACAAAAGATAAAAATCACAAAGGTAGATACATAATATTTTCAGAACTATGATAATAAATTACAATCAAGAAGAACAATGGAGGTCTGAGAGACTTCAAAATGTTAAAAATAAAATAGTTGGCTATTGCTTTGATGAAGAAATCATTAGCTTAACTGACCACAAAGGGACTTTAGAAGTAGAATGGATAATTCCAAATCCACATAAAGGGTTTATAAATTTACTAAAAGATTTTTGGGAGCTTGAAAATGAGCACTTAGTTGAAAATTATTACAAATCAAAAGCAATATGACACTTCAAGAATTCACTAAGATTTGTATTGATTTAGAAATGCAAGGACAGAATCCTTTGTTTTTAGGAGCAACTGAAAAGAAATACAAAAAGAGACATAAGTTATTAAAATCAAAAGATGTCATAAAAACAGTCACCGAAACATTGCTAGATGAGAATGGTATACCATACACTAAGGTGACCAAAGGAACTAGCAAAAAGGTAAATGATACTAATGCAATTACTAAATTGATTGAAGACTACATGATAGTAATGTACGGATGTTTAGATGTCAGGAGAGTATCCAGTGAAGGTAGATGGAGAAAAGATGCCAGTAAAAAATCAGGAGGTTTCTTTCTTAAAGGACTAAACAAAGGAATGGCTGATGTTGAAGGAACTTTACTTAATGGTGTAAAATTCGCAATTGAATTGAAAGCCAGTAAAGGTGATACTCAGAGAAAAGAACAAATACAACATCAATCAAATTTAACACAGTCAAAAGCTATCTATTACCTATGTAGATGGGTAGACTTTGAGCAATTCCAATTAGAAATAAACAATTTAATACCAATCAAATGACACAAGAAGACTTAGACTTCATTAAGAACTTTCAAGAATGGAGACGTGGAGCTGAAATTCCACAGCCACATCCTACTGAGATAGGAATAGCACTAGATAAATTAATTAAATATTGTGAAATGTGCATGAAATTAAATGAAAAATAGTTGCACAACTAAAAATTATTATTACATTTGTAAACAATTAATTAAATATATATGCAAACAGAAGTAACCAAAGTGTCATTGTGGATCAAAATTCACAAGGCAAAAATGAGTATCGGTAAGGTAGTTAAGAACTCCACCAATCCTCACTTTAAAAAGAGCTATGCTGACATCAACGCATTACTTGAGACAGTTGAGCCAATCCTTCACGAGAATGGACTGCTCCTGTTACAACCTATCCATGACAAGATTCTGACTACTCAGATAATTGACATTGAGACTGGTGAGATGATTGAGTCCTGGTTAACACTACCTGACAACATTGATCCACAAAAGATGATTGGAGCTACTACTTATTACAGAAGAGCAACACTTCAATCACTTTTGAGCTTGCAAGCTGTAGATGATGATGGTAATAGTGCTAGTGCATCTGCTAAGCCATCTCTTACAGATGACAGATTCAAAGAAGCTCTTAAGTCAATCGAGTCAGGCAAGTACACAGTAGAGAAATTAAAATCAGATTTTAACCTAACCAAACAACAAATACAAGCACTATGAAATGGCATCCATCATCACTAGGAAAACTTATGACTGAGTCAAGAACAAAGTCAGAGACACTATCACAGACTACTAAGTCTTACATAGCATCTAAGGCAAAAGAGGACTTCTTTGGCTACAATTCTTTTATATCAACTAAGCCAATGCAGAAAGGCACTGACTGGGAGCATGAGTCAATTGAGCTTGTTAACCAGGTTAGAGACACATTCTACATCAAGAATGAAGACACTATTGAGAATGACTACTTAATAGGTACTCCTGATATTATCCTGGACAATTCAATCATTGACATTAAGACTTCATGGTCACTTGAGACTTTTCCAGCTATCTCAGCAGAAGGAATTAACAAAGATTATGAATGGCAACTAAGAGGCTACATGATGCTATGTGATAAGCAATCAGCTGAGCTTATCTACTGCATGATTGATACAGATGACTTTCTACTTTCTGATTGGGATAACAAAACTATCCACAAAGTATCTCACATTGATCCTAAGAAACGAATCACAGTATTAGAGTATGAACGTAACACTTCTATAGAAGAAGCTATTAGAGAGAGGCTAACAGCTTGTACTGAGTACTACAATGAATATCTTGAACAATTAAAATCTAAGTAATGGAAAAGTCCTACTTCATTATTGAGTCAAGCCTAGAGAATCTCAAGTATGCTAGATACTCAGCTAAGATATTTAACAAGTCAGGTCATGACTATTGTATTTTGGTGACAAAAAACTATGACCAGCTAGATGTTAGGAAGGTAACAAAAGAAGAATTTAACAATTTAAACAACAAAAAATGATAGAAGTAAACAAAACGTACAAAAACGAGACTAGAGAGCAGTTAGTTGTGCCTATCTCAAATAAGGCTGGCATGGTGATTTATCAAGTGACTAAAGCTAGCACTAACAATCCTATGAAAGAATTTAAGTGCACTACTGCACGATTTTTAAACCTATATAAATTAACAAAATGACGGAAAAAGAATTTTATCAACAAGCAATGATTGCTGCAATGCAAGGCTTGTTATCAGCTATCGGAAATGGCTATGAAGCTGAGTACGTACATCCTTATTCAACTATAGCATCAATGGCTGATGAGTATGCAAAAGCTCTGACAATAAGAGCAGAGATTGAAGTAGCTAAAATGAGACTTGATAATCCATTCCCTGAAAAAATAGTATAGAGGCTCGGCAAAAGCAAGTAATCAGGCTCTGGTAAGCCACCCCTCCTAAGTTAAAACCTGGGAAGTTAAAACTGATGTGAATAACAAGGAGGGGTTTTTTAAGTAACAATTAAACAAATAATATGAATCAACACACAGCAACTGGAGCAATCATCACTAAATTGCCACCAAAACAAGTATCTGAGAAGTTCAAGGTACAAGAATTTATCCTAAGAGTAGGACAGCCTGAGGACAAGTATCCGCAAGAGATTAAATTTCAGTTAGTCAATGACAATATCGACCTATTAGACTTTATCCAGGTGAATGATGTGGTAGAGGTAACATTTGACCTGAGAGGTAGAGAATACAATGGCACACACTATGTGACTCTAAATGCTACAAAAGTAACTTCTAAGCTATTCTAATGAGACTAGTTAAGTACATCATAGTAGTGCTATGCTTAATGGCTACATTTGGGCTGTTATTCTATGGCATGCACTACTTGCTCGGAAAGATAGGAGTCACAATCGTTTCAATACTAATACTAACTTTTTTCACCTATGGATTTGTCAAAGATTTATACAATCACTATCTTAACAGATAATGACTTCTCTATCAAGCAATGGATGATAGAGCAAACTACTATGAGGGTAACAAACAGATACAAGCAGACTCACATAGCTGAGGACATCGGAGTACATAACTCACAGCTGTCTAGGTTTATGAGTGGCAATACTGTGACTGACGCATTTTATGACAAATGGTTTAAATGGTATATCCAAAATTAGTATCTTTACACTATGACAGCATTCTTTACTTCATTGGTAGCTACCTGGTGGTTCGTTAACTTCGAGCCAATTCAGAACTTCATTAACAGATTCATTCTACCTGACTGGCTACACACTGCTCTAGGATGCTGGAAGTGTATGTCATTTTGGACTGCATTAATCTACTCACAATCATTCACAGTGGCTTGTGCCACATCATTAACTGCCGTATGCTTACAGAAGCTGATATACAACTCGTAGAGTCAATCATAACTCTACCTGAGGCCGAAATAATGACTAAGAGGTCACTATCACAGCTTAAGATGGTAAAATTTATGGCTACTAAGGTGATTGATAAGGAGTGCTTTTGCTCTACAGTAAGACGCAAAGTGTGGTATAAGGACTTTTTATCCTGGTATGAAAAGAATGCTTGACCAATACATTCAGAATAACTACCTTGAGGTGCTCAAATACACAAAGCACTTTATTCAACGACTTAAAATACCTAGCTCAATTGAAGCTGATGCTGTAATCAACAATGCTTACCTTCACTGTGCTAAGCTACAGATAGAAGAAGCTACAGAGGACAAAGCAAAAAGCTACCTACTCAACACAATCAAGTATGAGCTTATTTGGACTCAAGGCTCAAGAACTAAGAAAGATGATATTTACAGATCACATGAATACCTTGAGGACTCACTAGATGATCCATCTGACATTGAGCACAAGGTTAATTTAGAAGAGAGCTACAATTTCAAGAAGGCAATGGTAGAGATATATCGCAACTCTTTGGATGATAGAATTAAAAAGATTATATTTGAGGCATACTATGACAAAGGGCACTCAACTCAGACTGCTCTAGCTAAGTACTTTAACATCAACAGCACATCGGCATACTTTCTAATCAAAGAAATAAAACAAAATATAAAAGAGATACAATATAGGTATAAAGACTAATATTATGGAATACACAATCAAACCAGAATTCGTAGGTAAAACAGTGAAAATCTATGACAGATTTAAAGGCACTAAGACTATTGTCATTGATAAACTTGACCTAACTAAAGTAAACTACTACATGACAATTGGACTCAAGCATGTATTTGATGAGGTAGTGACTGCTACAGCTCCTGAGCCTATGGTTATTGAGTACACAGCAGTGGAAGACGTACCAGTTAAGAAAAAGAGAAAGAAGAAAACAGATGAGTTGTCTTAATATACCAACAATAAAAGCTGAATGCCCAGGCAAGAAATCAGAATTTATATTTGATTTTACTAATTATACTACTATTGTGGATGTTAGAATGTTAAAGAAATTATTATGGCAAAGCCTAAATACATAGAAACTCCCGAAAAGATGTGGGAGTTATGGACTGAGTATAAGGAGTACGTAAAGAACAATCCAAGGTATACCTATAGCCTATCTAATAAGACTGGTGAGATAGTAGCTGTGCCTTTAGAATGTCCATTAACTCTTGATGGCTTTTATGAATTTGTATGTGATCACCCTGAGACAAAATTTGATACTGATACTCCAGATTTAAGTGATTATTTTGAGAACAAGGATAATAGATATTCAGCATATATCCGTATCTGTTCACGCATTAAGAGAGCAAGAACAAATGATCAAGTAACTGGCGGTATGGTTGGGCAGTATAATGCCTCCATAACTCAGCGACTAAACAATCTGACTGAGAGAGTTGATACCACATCAAAGGGTGAATCTATCTCAGAGATAAAGGTTAATATTATTACTTCTAATAAAGGGGAGTAATCTTAATAAATAATAA